GACAATCGGTCAGCTTGATTTGACCACCCGTGTCTCAGGCGTTTTACCTGTTGCCAACGGTGGCCCTGGGGTAGTGGCGACCAAAACAGCCGACTTTACACTCGCAGACACCGAAGGGTGGCTGATCAACAACAAATCAGGTTCGACTTGCACAGTTACGCTGCCCGATGCTACGCTTTGGGCTGGCCGTAAAGTCACATTTAAAAACTTGCAAGCGCAGACTCTGGTGTCAGCGGCAAGTGATGTTGCACCGATCAACAGCGCGACATTGGGTACAGCGATCTTGCCAGCCACTGTGGGCGCATGGGCGACCCTCGTATCGGATGGCACAAATTGGGTAATCATGGCGTCATGATGAAATATTATCCAACCTCAGTAACCTACGGCAAAGGTTTTGCTGTTGCTGACCTCGAGCGTGCCAAAGTCGAATTTCGTGAAAAAATCATGGTAATTCAAGACGGATTGCAGCAATTGATTGACAGTGGCGCAGTGCAGTCAACTCTCGAAGATTGCACTTTGAAGCACTATTTCACGCCCAAGGATGACACTTACGGATGCTGCACTTACGCCCGCGAAATGATGATCCCAAAAGGAACATTAATCATTGGCAAGATTCATCGCCACCAGCACTTGAACTTCATCGCCAAGGGTAAAGTGACAGTGTTTACAGAATTCGGCCAAAAACACCTCCAAGGTCCATGTACTTTTGTGTCTGAGGTGGGTCTAAAACGCGCAGTCTACGCTGAAGAAGATACACTCTGGACAACGGTGCATTTAACAGAGTTTGAATCTGAGGCGGAATTGGATAAAATCGAGCAAGAAGTCATTTCCCCATCGTATGACGAAATGGGTCTGATTGCTTCTGTTGACAATATGCCTAAATTGACGGCACAAGGAGAGAAATTATGACATGGGGATTTACAGCCGTTGCGGCAGCCACAGTAGTAGGCGCAAAAATGGGTTCGGATGCCGCATCAAGCGCAGCAGACACTCAAGCTGCTGCCGCTCAACAATCCGGTGTTACCTCTCTTGAGGGATTGAAGTTACAGCTTGCTGCTGATAAAGAAGCCCTTGACAAAACGCTAGCTGCACAACAAGCTGCTGCTGCTGCGGGTGATGCCGCCGCCGCCGCTGCCCTTGACAAACAGCTAGGGTTGCAACGCGAACTCTACAACAGACAAGTTGAAACTTTAGCCCCATATACAAAAGCTGGCGAACTTGGTCAAAACCGTTTGCTGGACTTGTTGGGTTTGAGCGGCAACACAAGCGCGCAAGGTTATGGTTCAGGCGCTACAAACTTCAGCCTTGCCGACATGGAGCAAGACCCCGGCTACCAGTTCCGATTGACCGAAGGTCAAAGAGCGATCGACCGTTCGACCGCTGCTCGTGGCGGCACACAATCAGGCGCTGCTCTTAAAGCGGCTGCCCGTTACGGTCAAGACATGGGTTCGCAAGAATACGGCAACGCGTTCAACCGATTCATGACACAGCGTCAAAGCCAACTGGGTAACTTGCAGTCATTGCAGGCAGTCGGCCAAGCCTCGGCTGCTGGTCAAGCCGCCGCCGCAGGTAACTTGTCACAAGCAGGATCACAAGCCTACGGCAACTACGGCGCAACCGGCGCCAACATCGCCGCACAAACAGGTGCTGGCGCGACTTCGGCATATGCTGGCTCCAACGCTGCGCGCCAAAGTGCTTATGGCACAAACGCAGCCAATCAAATAGGTGCGATCACAGGTGCTGGAAATGCACTGGCTGCGGGTCAAATTGGCAGTTCAAACGCATACAATAGCGCATTAGGTGGTTTGACAAACTTGTACGGAATGTACAACCAAAATCAGTTGCTGACCAAATACTTGAGCAAGTAAGGATTAAACATGCCACTCGATCCTAGTATCATTCTTGGCGCAAAGCCAGTACAAGTTGATTTATCGCAATTCTCGCCAATGAATTCATTGGTGAGTGCAATGAAACTAAAACAACTCGAACAAGAAGGCGAGTTGAATGCACTGACGCTTTCCGAGCGTAAAGGTGTCAAAGAGTTTTTGGGTGGAAAACCCGACCTCAAGTCGTCAGACACTCGTTACAGGTTAGCGACCGAGTTTGGTGAAACTGGTCGTAAGTTGGCTGCTGCTGCCACTGATATTGGCAAAGCTGAAACCGAAGAAGCCAAGCGCCGTGCTGAAATTACCGCATCAAAAACAGGTCAGTATCGTGATGCGTTGATGAATGTCAATGATCGCAACAGTGCGCTTCAGTGGATCGACATGCAGAAAAATGATCCCGACATGGCTGCTTCACCAATCACTCAAATGTCGATGATGCAAGCCGCCAACATGATTCCCGCTGATCCCGCAGGGTTTGAACAGTGGAAGCAAAAGGCTGCACTGGGCATGGGTGAGTACATCAAGCGCAACACTATGACCGCTGCCGAGTCGGCACGAAATGACAAAGAAGCCCAGCGAATCAAGCAAGAAGGTGCGCGTATCGGTCTGGAAGGCCGTCGTGTTGCCGTGCTTGAAGATCAAGAGAAACGTGCCAAAGACCCAGCGTTCCAGCAACAAATGGCGCAGGCCAAGGCCACAGGTGAAGCAATCGCCAAGGGCAACGTGGCCGCACAGCAAGCGTTGCCGGGCATCATCGCCAACGCCACCACAGCAATCGACAACATCGATTCAATGATTGGTAAGCCTGCTGTCAAGGACGCCAGCGGTAAAGTCATTCAGGCTGCTACAAAACCACACCCCGGCTTCCAAGATGCTGTGGGTGCTACATGGAAGCCCGGCGCTCGATTCATTGACGGTACAGCGGCGTCTGACTTTCAGACAATGCAGGATCAGGTTGAAGGTGCTGCGTTCTTGTCAGCATTCGAGGCGCTCAAAGGCGGTGGTGCAATTTCCGAGAAGGAAGGCGCAAAAGCCACGGCTGCACGACTTCGCATGAAGTTGTCGCAAAGTGAGGGCGAATATGTTCGCGCTGCCCGCGAGTTCCAAGATATTGTTCGCAAAGGTGTTGAAAATGCCCAAAGTAAAGCTGGCGCTGGTGGCACAATACAAGCACCCGGTAATGCACCTATCGGTGGTGGTGCTGGGCCAACCGTCAGCAATTGGTAAGGCATAAACATGGCGCGCAACATTACGGTTACGTTCAATGATGGGACATCCCACGTCTATCAAAATGCACCTGACGATCTGACGCCAGACATGGTGTCAGCACGGGCACAGCAAGAATTTGGTAAGGCTGTGACATCCCTCGATGGGGGCCGTCCTGCTGCGTCAACCAGTCTGGCGCTTCAGCCCTCAGTGCGAACTGACGCTGGTATCCCCGGCCCACGTCAAGACCTGACCATGGGTCAACAGGTTTACCAAGCTGCCCGCCCCTATGTTGCCCCACTCGTTGAAGCTGGTGGCGCGATCGGTGGTGGCCTGCTTGGTGCTGGTGCTGGCACATTTGGTGCTGGTCCTGTGGGCACAGCCGCTGGCGGTGTCGCTGGCGCTGGCCTCGGCTACGGGATTGCCAAAGAAGGTCTGGAAGCTGCCGATGTGGCGATGGGCATGAAAGCCCCGCGTCAAGGTGCAGCCCAAGTCGTTGAGCCAGTTCGCAACATTCTCGAGGGTTCAACTTTTGAGGCGGGTGGTAAAGTGCTCGGCCAAGCCCTTGGTTACGTTGGTGGCAAGATTGCCGACCTGCGCCAAATCCCATTGCAAAAGGCATCCAAGATCGTCAAAGACGCCCTTGGTCCTGATCTCGAGCAAGTTAACAACGCCCTGCGCGCAGCGCAAGGTAAGGGTGTCAGCGCAGCGCAAGCTACCGCTGACATCAACAGCCCCACATTCCAAGCCCTGATCGAACGTGCCACGGCGCGTGACCCACGGTTCCTGCGCGCGCTGGAGAAAACCCAAGGCGAAGAGTCGGTGAACGCCCTTGCCAAGCTGGCCGGTGGTAGCACCGCAGCGGCGACTCGTGGTACTTCAGAGATGGCAAAGAACAATCTGAACACGATCACAACCCCAATGCGAGAGGCTTCTCTTGGCCGCGCCAACTTGGGTAAATCTGTTGCCAGTGAAGCAGCCAATCGTGAAGCACATGACTTGGCTACGATGATCGGGTCAGGTGGTGAACTTGATGCCGCTCGATTTGCGTCACAAGCAAAGGGCGCTGAAAAAGCATTGCGATCTGTTGGCATCAAACCACTGGAAGGTGGCTCTCTTGCTGACAAAATTGCCGCAATTCCTCAAAATCCAGCATTTGCTGAAAATGATTTGATTGAAGGTGCTGCTACTCGTGTAGCCGAAGGTATCAGAAAATGGACTGGTAGCAACGGTGTCATTGATGCTGATGCTCTTGAAGCCATTCGCAAGAATGCTGTCGATGCAGCAATTGCCAAACTGCGCCCCGGTGCAGATGCAACGACTCAGCGCAACGCTGCGGCATCTGTCATGTCAAACATCAAGCCTTTGATCGATGATGCCATTGAGGCCGCAGGTGGCACCGGATGGCGTGACTATTTGAAAGCACATAGTCAAGGTATGCAGAAGATCGCCGAGAAGAAGTTGTCTGGCGAAGCCCTGAATCTGTGGAAGACCAACAAGGACGAGTTTGTGCGCTTGGTGCAAAACGAGTCGCCCGAAGCTGTCGAGAAGATTCTCGGCCCCGGTCGCTACAACATTGCCACCGAACTGGCCGATAGCACCATGGGTGTGTTGCAGGATCAGGCCAAGAAGCGCCTGACCGAAATGGCAATCAAAGAACAGGTCAGTGGTGGTCAAGAAGCATTGAAGGCGTTGTTGCTGGACAACATGTCCAAGCTGCGCGTCCCCTCATACCTGAGTGCCGTGGCCGCAACCACCAACAAGGCGCTGAACATCTTGGAGAACAAGATCGGCAAGAAGACAATGGAGACATTGACCGAAGCCCTGAAAACCCCAGAAGGTGCAGCCGACTTGCTGGCAACACTGCCCGGCAGCGAACGCAACCGTGTGGCGAAATTGATCAGTGATCCATCGATGCTGTCAACGACATTTGCGAAAGATTCAACTATTGGTGTGGGTGCCGCTAAACGTGCGGAACAAGCTGCTGAAGCAATTCGTCGCGGTTCCGTAGCTGCTGGCGTCAATGCTCTGGCCCCTGATCGCAACGATGATGCGACTTACAACCAGCCAGCGCGAATCATCCTCAACAACATGGCTCCGGGAAGACCGTAATGAACGCACCTGAGATCGATCCAGTTAAATACGGCGTCCTTTGGCAAAAGGTTCAAGACTACGAGCGCCGGTTTGACAGCATGGAAACCAAAATCGACAAGCTGGAAGGCCAGTTGGAGAAGCTGGTCGCCCTTGCCAATCAAGGCCGTGGTGGATTCTGGGCCGGTATGGCCTTCGTGTCGTTCATCTCCAGTGCTGTAGGCTTTGCCCTAAGTTACTTCAGAGGCCACTGAGATTGACCCATTCACCCTTCTCATGGCTGCGCGAGCGGCTGTCAGCTTTGTCCAACAAGGCTGCGAAATGCTTCGAGAAGGTCAAGCAATTGTCAAAGAATTCCAAGGCGATGCCGAAGGTATCGTTAATCAGTTTGTCAGCACTGCGGACACGATTAAGGGTCTTATCCCGTGGGCGACGACGCTCTGGGATAAGTTACTTGGAGCATTTAAAGTTGTGGGACCGCGCACACCGGGACTTCAAGCAACGGTGCAAGCAGCCAAACCAACCAAGAAAAAGCGAGAGCCAGAGCCGGACGCCGCTATTCTCCAGATGCAGGTTGTACATGATGTCAGTCAGCAACTGGGTAAGTTCTTTGACATCCAGCAACAAATCATCACCCACTACGCGGAACTAGAAGAGACCTCGCTGCACGTCTACGAGGAAGGCCAGAATCATGCGATGAAGGCAATCGAGCGTGTCGAGGTTGAGTTGCAAATGGAAGAGATGACGGTGCTGATCAGGGAAACCATGGTCTACGCACCCAAGGAATTGAAGGACTTGTACACGCGCTTTTTGCAGATGTATGGCAGGATTAAAGACGAGCAAGAGTTTGCCCGTCAGGAACAATTAGCCGCACGTCGGTACAAGGAAGCGAATAAATGGCAACGTCGAAATTTCAGAATCGAAATGATGATGTGGGCCGTGGGTCTGGTGTGGGTGCTGGCAATCCTGTGGGGGATGCTGTTGGAACTGGAAAATCTTACTGGATCGCTGGGATGATTTTCTTTGGCGTGGTGGCGTCGATCACGTTGCCGATCTCAGCAATGATGCTGATACGGTCTGAAAAGTTGATGATGAAAGCAGAGGCGATTCTCCAAGAGAACAAGAAACTCAAGGAAGCGCCCAAAATTGAAAAGGAACCTGAAGAATGATCTCCCTATTTTCCACACTCGGCGGTTTGCTGATCTCCATGTTCCCCAAGCTGATGGAACTGTTTCAGAGTCGCAATGACCAGAAGCATGAGGCTGAATTGGCCCGCATTCAAACCGAGCGTGAACTTGCATTGGCCGCAGCAGGCTTTGCCGCTCAAGCCAAAGTCGAAGAGATGCGAACCGATCAGGTGTCCATCCAAGCCGATGCAGCCATGACTCAAGCAGCCTACGCGCATGATGTCAAAGTGCTAGAACGTGCTGCACCATGGGTGTCCACCTTCGTTGGCACAGTGCGCCCAGTGGTCACCTACATGTTTGTATTGGAACTGTTGTTCATCAACATGGGCCTTGGCTGGTATGTATGGACTCACCCAGAAATGATCAAAACCGTGGACGATTTGATCCGCATCGGCAACGAAATCTTTAGCGACGAAGAGATGGCTATGTTGGGCGGCATCATCGGCTTCTGGTTTGGCTCGCGTGGTGCCAACAAGAAATGAAAACCAGCGACAAGGGCATCGAACTGATGCACAAGTTCGAGGGCTACCGCGACAAGCCCTACCAGTGCAGCGCCCACATGTGGACGATTGGCTGGGGCCATGTGATCTATCAGGATCAGATCAAGTTCCCCATGGTCGCCAAAGAGGGCTACACCGGGATGATCCGCAAGGATTACCCGCTGCGCCCTGAAGACAACCGCACATGGAGCAAAGATGAACTCAAAGCGATATTCCGAAAAGACCTCGAATCTTTTGAACGTGGTGTTCTTAGACTTGCTCCCACTCTTGTTGGTCATCAAGGTAAATTTGACGCTTGTGTCGCTTTTTCCTTCAATGTGGGACTGGGTAATTTTCAAAAATCTACCATTCGCATGAAGATTAACCGCGAAGAGTGGGACGCCGCTGCCGAGGCTTTTATGGCTTGGACCAAGGCAGGCGGTCAAGTGCTCAAAGGTTTGGTGCGCCGCCGCACTGCCGAGAAAGAACTATTCGAGTCGTGATCAATGTGTCGCAACTTCTGACCACGACGGGACTTTGACCCACGTTGTTTTTTCGGGAACGTAGTCATCGGGAACGGCTTTCAATTTCTTGAGCCGTTCCTTTTCTGCTTTTGCAGCAGCCTTGATCTTTTCGTTGGCGCGTTTTTGAAGCAGTCGTTCTCTTTGCTTTTGCTCACGCTTGGCAAGTTTGCGGCGCTCTTCGTCGGCCCTGATCTCGTCCATGATCAATGACCCAAGTGGTGGCTTTGGTGGATTGGCAGGCACGGCCACACAGCACCACAGTGACACCACATTCAAATAACCCATTGGGTGTGAGATGTATTCTGAAATGTAGAACCCGTAGTTGCGTTGCAAACACGCAATCACTTTGTCCTGCGTGTACCCTGCGGTCTTAGCCAACTCGCGCACTGTCATGCCTTTGGGATTCTCAAGCAAAACTTTTCTCAAAGCCTCACTAATTGTGTTGCGTACACGCATAGATCACCCCTTATTGTCAACTGGAGGTTGTGTGTATGCATTGAGGCGCTTGATCTGCGCCTCGTGGAACTTGCACATTGAATCAGCATACTCACGAGCGGTTTGAGCGCCCAGCAACTTGCGCTTGGCTTCCTCCAACTCGATAACAGCCAACGCCTCGGCGCTGGGCATCGTGAAATATGTGCGAATGGTTAAGAATAGTGTGCGGATCATTACTTTACTCCTTGTTATGGTGTTACACAGTGTATCACAGTTTAATGGCCTTTGGACTGGCGATATTCTTTAATCGCGTTACGCAGTCCTGCTTGTGTTGTTGCCTTGTCATCGAGTGCCAGCGCCTGTGCTTGGTCCAATGTGTCGCGCATCATGATTCGATGGCAGATCACCGGCACACCCTGACCTTGGCGGCGCACACGGGCGTTGAACTGTTCGTACAGATCGAGTGACCAGTTCAGCCCGTACCACACAAGAATGTGGCCGTTCTTTTGCAGACCGTCGATCCCGTGACCCATCGATGCGGGGTGGCCGATCATCAATTGGCAGTCGCCCGTTTTCCAACGGTGCATGGCGTTTGTCAGTGACGACTCGCTTTTGCATTCGGTCAAGTTGATCGGATCGAGTTTCTTGAACTTCTCCATGATGCGCGCAGCGTCCGAGCGGTAGGCGTAGGAGCACAAGATCGGTGATCCGTTGGCCTCGTCAATAATGTCACTAAGTGCTTCTAGTTTCAGGTCATGCACCGGTTCCCACAGCGGCATCCCAGCGATGGGGTACATGGCCCCGTTGGAGAACTGCAAACACTTGTTGGTCAGCGATGCTTGATTGAACGCTTCGACTGTTGTGCCGCTGTCAAGGGTGAGGAAGAACTCCTTTTCCATCTTGTCGTACTTGCCGCGCAACTCGTCAGGCATCTCGATCTCGACGTTGTTCACCACGAGGTCGGGCAATGGGTTGTAATCCTCTGCGCTCATTTCCAACGTGATGTCACCGATCAACTTTTTGATTGTGTCCTCGGTGTCTTCGTAAGCAACTTCCTTGTACGGTCCGACCTTCTTGTAGAACCGTGTGCGGAATGCTGTCTTCGATGTGCCGAGGCGCTCACCCTTGTCCACCACGAGGAATTGACCATGTAGGTCTTTGTAACCATTGCTGGCCGGTGTGCCCGTGAGTCCAGTGGTCCAGTCAAACTTGTCGGCGATCTTGCGAAACGCTTTGACTCGGTTGGTGGCCGAGTTTTTCATCTTGCTAATCTCGTCCCAGATGATCCCGTTGAACGGCATCGGCTTGTCCTTCTTGACGAAGTAAGTCTGGAGCGTTTCTGCAAGCCACCCAAGGTTCTCGTAGTTGATCATGTAGATGTCAGCCGGGCGCAGGAGTGCGCGAGTGCGCTGATCCTTTGTGCCCGAGACCATGCTGAACTTCAAGTGCTTGGTGTGTTCCCACTTCGCAGCTTCTTGACGCCACACCAGTCGGATGACTCGGATCGGGGCGACGATGATCACGCCGCGCAGAAACTGAGTCTTGATCAAGTGGGCCAACGAGGTCAGCGTAATCACGGTCTTACCCAGTCCCATGTCGAGCCACAGCATCGAGTGGGGGTGAGTGCATTGGAAGTTCACGGCCTTCTGTTGGTAGCCGTGAAGCAGATTGGGAGTCAGCATCCCATCACCATTAAGTCAATCATGTTCTTACCTTCAATTACGTTATCAATTACAAACACGTTTACTTTTTGTTCTCTGAGTCGGGCATGTTCCCGCTCTTGTGCAGCAGTAGGCTTTTGGCCTCCACGCTTAAATTCACAAAACCACACACGGCCATCTGGCGATATGAACAGACGATCGGGCACAGCAGCCCGTGCGGGGCTGGTGAATTTATATGCAAGCACACCCTTGGCACGGGCGTATTCGCAGACTCCTGCTTCAATTTGTTTTTCCAGCATTGCAGTCCCCGTCAGATTTCTTACCTTCCAACTCGATCAGCAACTCGATGTAGTGTTTGGCCTTCAGCAAATCAGCAAGGCCGTTCTTTTTGCGCCAGCGACTGATGTACTTGATCACGTTGCCCTCGAAGTACCCCAGCGCGTTGGCGTGGATGTACTCGACTGGTTGGATCGGCAAATCTTTGTAGTGGTTGCCATCGACTTGTTGTTTTAGTGCTGTCACTTGTTGTTCCTTTACATCTATGATTCCAGTTTTTACATATTCAGAGCGTGCGTTCGGAACTGTAGGGTTCGTCATGTTGCACCACGGGCAATGTGAATACATTGAATTTTTGGATGACCATCCGTGAACAGTGCATTGATTGCTTATGCCAATCCCAAACATAATTTCTCCACTTCTCGAACGTAGTAATCAAAATCAACTGGCAGTTTGCCAGCGTTGCGAATGTCGTTGCAGGGCTGCACACCCCAACCGGACTCGATGCCGATCTTGCGCCATTCATTCTTGCCTTTGAGTGGTGGCATCCACTTGAACAAACGCCCACCACCCTCGGCGATGTAGTAGCGCGTGATGTTTTGCAACTGCGTGGTCACACCATCGTGCTCAAGACCTAAGTGACTTGAGCGTGGCACTTTGGTGCGAAGCATGAAGTCCATGATGTCGGGCCAGTTGTGCAGAGTCTCGCGGATCGGTGCGTTGTCGATCATGACCTTTTCGGCCACCTTGGCAACCACCATGGCGCTGTGATTCTGATGCCAGCCCATCTCATACTCATAAGCACCCTTGCGCTTCACAGAGCCGTTCTCGTACTGGGCAATGTAGTTGTTCACATCACGAATCATCATCGACTTGTAGATCGCTTCTTCAAGGACCAACCCGGTGCGTGACTGCCATGCAGCGCGAACCATGTCCACCTCGATCTTGCGGCTGCGCGGCACACGAACAGTCAAGCCATCAGTGTTCACTTGGATCAGTTTCAAACCCTCGATGTGCATCAACCCTTCGGCCAATACGCACAGCAACAGTTGACCGTTGAGCGTGATCGACATCGTGAACAGCGGGTCGTAGAACACGCTGAATCTGTTGTTGCTGTCACCATACACACCGTTGAGCGCCAGCTTCAGCATGGCCGACTCTGCTGACTTCTTGGGGTATGTTTTGCGCTGCTCGAACAGGTGCTTGTAGATGCTTACGAAAGAAGCGCCAAGGTGTTTAGGATGGAAGCCGTTAGTAATAGCGAGGTTCGGGTAATAGCTAGCAACATCCAAATCAACAATGACGTGATCATCGTCCGATTCGACCACTTGAGACTCCACGCTGCCGTGAATACCCCCAAGGCCAAATACGAAAGTAAATCCGTCCACAACAGCAGTGAGATCATTGAAAACTCCTTTGGTCTCGGTGATGGTCTGGTCCTTGAGCCAGTTCAGCACACGGGTAAATTCTGGTGATTGGAATTGAATCCACGGCAGGATGGCATCGCGCAGCGCAATCGATGGGCGAGGTGTTTGTCGTGGTGTGCGGCCACTCGGGCCGAAGTCGTAACAGGTCACACCGGCTTCTTCTAACTTCATGATGAAGTAGTCTTTGCCGATCTTCGTGTCGTTGTGATTCATGAAGTCGCGGTTGTACTTGGCAGTCAACTCTTCGCGGAACTTGATCATGTCCAACGTCTTGTAGTAGAACGCCTTGGTCTGGTCCACGTCATGCGCGTTGTATGACTTCAGCTTTACCGTCTGCTCTTGAGTCAGCGTTGTGCCCACCTTGAACGGCAGGTCTTCGATGTTGTCCGAGCGCATGTTGAACTCCAGCATCTTCAAGCTGGTGGCGCGGGCCTTGTTGTCGAAGTGATGAATCTTGAACAAATCAATCTGCTGCACGAAATGATCAGAGGGCTTGATGAAGTGCATCCACTTGCCACCCTCGTCGTCATTCTGCGAGTTGATGATCGACATGGCTTTCAGGTACAGCGTGTTGGCATCGCTGTGACCCATGCGGATCAAGGTATGAAGTATGGGGTAATCAAACCCGAGTGAGTTGAAACCAACCATGCGGGCGTTGGTTGCTTTGAGGTACTGGAGGAAGGCAATGATCTCTTTTGAATCATTGCGCCAGTCGCTAATCTCGAACGCCCAGCGAAACGGTGCTTCTGCATGTTCCACCGCCAGCGTGAAGATGTTGGGGTAGGTCTCGATGTCAAATACATAGTCATTACTCATTACGATTACTCAGTTAGGTGGGGGTCACGCGAAGCTGTAGCTCCGAAATGGATTCGCGCTTCCCCCGATTTCTTTACTGACCGCCTAAGAATGAAGGCAAGCCCGCAAACGGCGCAGCAGGCATCGCAGGCGCACCTTGAGGCGCAGCAGCGAACATTCCAGCAGGAGCACCCGCAACCGCACCAAATAACCCAGACGCATCAACGGCCCCTTCACCAAATGCAGTATCGTCACCAGCAAATTGAACAGCGATCAAGTCGCAACGGATGCCGCGACCATGCTTGTTCTCTTGCAACCAAGGTTTGATGGCAGCATTCACACGGCAGCCGCCGTACATCTTGCGGGCCAGTTGTTGAAACGCCATCGTGTTCGCTGGGTCGATGGGTGTGCCATCGGCTTGGATCATCTGTGGCGCGTTGTCACGACCAGCAGTGATGAACACGTTGCCAGCGTAGCCATCGTAGGGTTGGAAAGTCTTTTTGTTGACCTTCTCTGAACCCATACCAAAGCAGCGCAGCTTGCGGTCTTGCTGGATCATGCCCATGACGGTTTGAGCGTGTTCTTTCCACTTCTCCAAGGCCATCGTGCCGTACTTCTGCATGAACTGCTGGAACCCAGCGTGATCTTGCGGCATTAGGAACTCGCAGTTGTAAGAGATGCGCTCTTTACCTGTGGCTTCGTTCACTTGACGCTGTGGTTCAGCGAGGTGAGGAAAAGACAGACGGACGTTTGACAAGAAAATAATATCGGACATTACATTTACTCCAGTTGGTTTACATGAGCCACGAGGGCAAGGATTCCACAGCGGGTGCTGCTTCTACTGCACTGAACATCGGTGCAGCATTGGTGATGACAGCCTGACGGCTATCAGATTCGGGGGCCACAGTGATCTTGCCTGCCATCTTCACGACATACTCTTGATCCATGCGCTTGAGTTGACGGTCTGTGAGTTGAACCTTCGTGCCGTCCTTCTTCTCCCACACCAGCTTCTCAGCCTTCGCGGGGGTCACGAGTTTGGTTTCATAGACGCTGCCCTTGGGGATGCCCATCTTCGTCAGCTTCTCGGCCATCTCAGCTTCAGGCAGTGCCCAAGCGCGAGAGCCGCGACCATTGACGAGTTTGAGTCCGGGGATTGTTTGACCTGCTTGCATACGGCGCAGTGCTTCAGCTTCAACACCTTCAAGGAGTTGGCGCATCAACGGGGCTGCTTCCATGATCTGTGCGATCTGTGCATCATTCATTGCGGATGGGTCTTTATCGGCAGATTGCTGCGCGACATCGAGTGTTTGATTTACTACTGGCTGGAACATGATTCCGACCTCCTTCATTACGTTACTTGCCAGCGCGGCACAGGAGCCTTTAGCGCGACAAAATTTACATTGACTTTCACCCGGTACAAGCGGTGCATCTGGTTTGTCAGTTGCAGCAGCTTGGGTGATGATTGTACCCATGTTGTCCAACAGTGACCTTACAGTGACCGTGTGCGAAGTGATCGCAGGCATACCACGCAGCGCCAGCTTGGGCTGAATGATCGTCATCTTCACAAACTCGAATGGATAGACACCATTAACGGGCAGCTTGTAGCCTGCCAACACACCATAGGCGTATTGTTCAAGCTGCATGTTGCCTTCGGCGCTAACGATGCCCATACCATCTTTATAGTCGATCAACACAAGTGTGTTGCCTGCGAGGATTTGAATGTCCACTGTACCCGAGAGATCATTTCGTCCCAGCAGGAACGCAGGATCAACACGGGTCTCGCTGACAATTTTGCAAACACCACCCAACGATACATCCATGATGTAGTCGTAAGCAACCTTGACTCGTTCGGCGCGAGATGCGTCAACAACAAAGTCACCCTCGTGATCTGTCAAGGTCAGGCCAATGAATGCAGACGGTTCAACAGGGTCACCCTTGAAGCATTCTTCAAGCAGCGTGTGGCTGTGAGTGCCGTCCACAGCAGCAGGGCCGCTGCCTTGGTCGGGGTACTTAGCCTCTTCACGAATCGAGCCGGGGCACAAGGCCCAGCGGCTACGTTTCGATGGAGACAACATGGCGTGGCCGCTCATGATTAGGCTTTCAGTGCTTCGATGCCTGAGAACAGAGAACCGTAGTGCTCTGGCTTCACGTCATTGATGTTGGCGTAACCGAGTTGGGTCAGCACAGCTTGGATGCTTGCGCCCTTCGCTGGGCCAAGAGCCTTGTATGCGCTCATGACGTAATCGATCAGACCTTTGCCGTCAGTGAACGGTGCGCCACCAACAGGTGCGGGTGCAGCTACGGGTGCCACGAATGTGGGTGCTGCGGGCATCACAGGTGCTATCGCTGCAACAGGGGCAGCGGCAACAACGGGTGCGGGTGCAGCCACAGGTGCGGCCACTTGTGCAACAGGAGCCACTGGTGCTACATTGCTGGTCTCCAGTTTGGCGGTGAGTGCGATGACAGCTTGCGTCAGTGCTTCAATTTTAGTTTCGAGTGACATACAAAGATTCCTTTACGTTTACAGGGGGTTGAATTGTGAGGCGGTCTTCATTGAACGCCTCAACTATTTCACGAAGGACTTCAGACGGTTGCCCGTACTTCCGAACCTTGGTGTGAAATTTGGTGTGTGTCTTGTCAGTCACTCGGACTACAAGAAACTTGGATTTGATTTTGGGAATTGCCATGACAAAATAAATTTTGGTTGCGTTGCACGAAGTATAACATCATCTGCTACACTTGCGTCAACAGTTTTTAAAAATATTTTCAAAGGACCTGCAAATGAATGACCCTAAATATAAATTTGGTGACACTGACCGCCTCTATCACAGGACAAGTGAATATTTCATATCCGAAGATGAACCAGTAATGGTGCTTCGCGGTAAAGATGTCACATCTTTGGCTGCGGTTTGTGCTTATGTGCAAGCATTGCTTGACATGTCTGAAAACGAAGTGGTCAACAGCCATCTTGACTCCAGCCTTGAGCGCCTTAAAACTTTTTGGGAATACCAGACAAACAGCGGTGTCGCGGGTGTCGGTTGTTCTCAGAAACATCATTCCGGATCAGAGCAATACATTGAGAAAGCTGAAAAGTTGCTTAAAGAACTGCGCTACATCTAAAAAGAAAGCCCCGGTGGTTAGACCGGGGCTATAAGGAGGTATCAATCCATGAACAAACAAACAAATGGCAACTTGCTTGTCGAGGCGATTATATGAGCGTAGTTTCAACAGTGCAACCACACCCTACATCCCCTGACGCATACATTAGGTATGGCTGGAGTCTTGTGCCAATCCCCATGGGCACCAAAGGCCCACGCACCCCGGGCTGGAACATCAAGGCCAACGCACTCAAGTCCTATCTCGATCTGCCCCACGGCTACGGCATCGGCTTGGCCCATGCCTACAGTGGCACGATGGCCCTTGACATTGACGAGTGGGATAGCACCGCTGTTGCGCTGAAGCAACACGGTATCGATCTGCAAGCACTCTACGATGCCGACGATGCCGTGATCGTAGACAGTGGCCGCGCAGGCCACGGCAAGCTGCTGTACGCGATGCCCTTTGGGCTGGCGCTCCCCTCGAAGAAGATCATCATCAACGGCCTCACTGCCTATGAGTTGCGCTGTGCCACGGCCAACGGCCTCACTGTGCAGGACGTGCTGCCCCCATCGATCCACCCTGAGACCAAGCAACCTTATCGTTGGGCCGGTAAAGGTTACTGGATGCGCCTGCCCACCATTCCCCAACCGATTCTCGACTTGTGGCAGTCCATGCTCGACGCCGACAAGATTCGCGCCATTGGCACGGGCGGCACGGTTGACGCATCGTGGGAAGAGATTCGCCAAGCTGTCGAGTCCATCCCCGCCGACTGCACCCGAGAAGAGTGGGTCAACGTGGGCATGGCCCTGCACTGGGCGGGCAACCAAACCAATCAACTCGATCAGGCGCTGGCGCTTTGGAATGAATGGTCCATGCAGTCGGCTACCAAGTACCCCGGCGAAGGTGGCATGATCACGCAGTGGGCCAGCTTCAGATCGGACAAAGCCACGGCGGTCAAGCTGGGCACACTCTTTCACATCGCCAAGCAACACGGCTGGCAGCGCCCCTTGCCCGATGCGGCTGCCCTTTTCTCAGCCGTAGCCGGTGCGCCCACCGAGCCGGTTCATCTCACCACCAGCCTTCGACCCGCAGCCCCTGAAATGGACATGTCGGTATGGCCCAGCATCTTGAGCACCCGCGCACAAGAGATTTCAGATAGCGTGGGCTGTGACCCTTTGGTTCCTTTGTTTGCCGGACTCTCTGCGGTCTGCGGTGTGGTAGATGCCCAGATGCGCCTTGAGTTGATGCCGGGCTTTAAGGTTCCCCCAGTTCTCTGGTTGATGACCTTGGGCGATCCGGCAGACAAGAAATCCCCCGGCTCACGCCCCATGCTGGCCCCGCTCAAGAATATCGAACTCGAAGACCGCCCACGCTATGGCAAAGAGTTGATGGACTGGGAGGGCAAGGAAGCTGCCCACGCTGCGGCCAAGAAGGGTTTCCTTGAGTGGAGCGCCACGCCTGACGCGATGCTGGGCGGCGATGCACCCTCAGTGCCCGATCTGCCAGCGCAGCCTGTGCCCTTGAAGATCACGGTGTCGGACATCACGAGTCAGAAGCTGGTAAGGTCTGCGGCAGAGCGCCCACGGGGTTTGCTGTGCTACCTCGACGAGATGAACTCGTGGATCAAGAAGATGACCGACAAGACCAGCGGCGAGGATCGTTCGGCATGGGTTGTCAGCTATGAGTCAGAACCCTATGAAATGGATCGCGTGGGTGCTGGCGCGATTCACGCTGACAACTTGGCCGTGTCGATCTACGGCAACATCCAGCCCCGAGTGTTCAAGGACAGCTTGGCAAGTCTGTCAAGTGACGGCCTGCTCCAGCGATTCATCCCCGCCATCTTGCGCGGGCACAAGACACGCCTTGGCAACCCCATCCCCGAATACCTGACGAGTGCTGCTGCATGGGAGAACACGCTGCGCTTGGTCTACGCCATGCCACCGATGACCTACAAACTGAATCCCGAGGCATTCTTGGCGTTCCGTGAGTTCCAGTCATGGTACGAAGAGGCCAAGCAGGACGAGCGCCTGCTGTTGTCCAATGAGACCTTCATGACGGCATTCGGCAAACTCGAAGGTACTGCTGGCCGATTGATTCTGTTGTTCCATGTGATGGAGAACCCGTTCAGCCCGACAGTCGATGTGGCCGTGGTGAATCGCGTGGTGCAGTTGGTCAAGTCCTATATCATTCCAGCATTCCGTTACGCCTTGGGCGAAGTGGCCGGTGTGGACATCTTCGATCAGTGGGTGGCCGACTACATCATCCAGCACTACGACAAAGGACACATGACCTTGAGCGATCTGAAGCGCGGCGCGCGCAGGCAGCTTGAGGGCAAGACATCGTGGATTCAAGATCAGATGGTGCTGGGGGCCATGCACACGTTGGAGCAGGCGAGTTGGGTGCTTCGTACCGATGACGGCAGCAAGGAACACATGCACATTGCCGAGTGGGTTATCAACCCTGCACTGGGTGAAAAGTTTGCAGAGCACCGCAAGCGCGTGATTCTGGTCAAGCAGCGCCAACGGGAAGAGATGTACCGCTTGTCACCAAAGCCGGTCAAGCCGGTCAAAGGGTACAGTCCAGACATGGACGAATGAAAAAAGGGGCCAGCGGCCCCTTTTTAGTTGAAGAACATGACCAAAACGATCATGAGGGCAGCGAAGCCCAATAGGTCTTCCATGATGTCATCCATTGTTCTTCTCCTTGAGTTTGGCTTCGACCAATTTGGCGACTTCATGGGCAACCTCATCAGGTCGCTGACCAAACCATGCTTGATCTTTATTGACAATGTTCATCCATTCAACATCCGTCAGCCCTACCCACGGCTTCTGTGCTGATTGTGGTGTGGTGTAGAGATATTCTCCACCGTTGAAGTCAAACTGACGATTCAAATCAAGCCATTGCAAACAAGGCAACTCAAGTGTTTCCGTTAGAACAACTTTTGCTACAGGTTTTGAATTATCTAGTTTTTTAAGAGCATCAATCGCGTCACAGATTCCTTCATTCTGAGTAAGCCATGATTCAAAATGCGATTCTTGACCTCTTGCGTCATCCATTGTTGTGCGCAATTTTTGAATAATTTCCTTGATAGTCATGTCTTACTCCTTTATGCCGGGGGCGGCTTCGATTGCTCGGGCAAATGCAATAAACCACTCAAGCATCCATTTATTGCGTTCGCCATTGTTTAGTTCAACTCCGTACCTTGCTTTCCAATCAATTACAGGCATGGTTGTTTCCATGATGATTTTTAACTCATCATCCGTTATCGTCTTATGCTGTGGCGCGTTGGAGTCATCAAGCAATGCTTCCATCTCACGGAATTTTTCTAGCATCAGCGGCTTCTGTGCTGGTTGTGGTGCTTCATAAAGTTTGAAGCGGACTGATTCTGGCAACTTATTGAATCGTTCCTCATCAACTTCCTCTAACGGACTTGCTTGCCATTGTTCAAAATACCGAACCACAGGCTCCTGCTTTTCTGCCTTTGCGATGCGTTCATGTAGGTCGTTATTCTCTTTAAGAATGTCCAGCCAATACTCTTTCCACAGGCTTGTTTGCGGCTCTGCATTCCCAATGGCTTGGTCTAGTCGTTTAAATACAGCATCGACCTCGGCGTGATACCCGTCCATAGGAACACATAAACGAAAAGCCTCACGTACTTGTTTCATGATTTCAATGCTCATGTCTTACTCCTTTATGCCGTGGGCGGCTTCGACCCCGTCTTTCAGGGCCTTGTCCCACTTATTACCAGAATCCCAACCTGTTCGGCGGAAAGCGGCATCTCTGATTGCGTCGAACTGTACCTCCGTTAGTGGTTCACGCTTTGGCTGTGCTTCTTTTGCAATCCAATCAATCAATGAAACTTGGTCACGCTTCCAGTCCTTTTCGTCGTGAACGCAATTGAAGCGTTCGCAAAGCTGGCGATGGAAGTTCTTGAACTCGCTGTCTTGCTCTTCCTTTGGCTGGGGGCGGGTGTAGAGAAGATCGCCGGGTTTTACTTCTCCGAGGATGCGAACGGTATTGCCGCCGACCTGCCAAGCCACAATCGCCACAGGCTCACGCTGTTCTTGCTTGGCCAGTGCATTTGCAATCTTTGCAGCCCACCACTTGGGGTCGCCAATCACTGTTCCTGCTGGCATTTCACGGCTCAAGTAATCCTCAAGCGCCAGTGTCATTGCTTCTTTGGTCATAGCGTTTCCTTTGTTTGTGTAAGTCTTAAATAATCAAAAAATACACTTGCAGTTACTCTCATTTGGCGATCAAATTCCCAATCAAAAAACTTTTCATGTATTTCTTCAGGAATTACAAGACCTGTTGCATCTTCAATTTCTTCATCTGAAGTTGCATATTCATGTCCTATTCCAGAAGCAAACCTATCCCAGATTTTTTGATATTTTTCAGGCAAATCACCTCTTACTCCAAGTTTTATTGCTTGCTCCCAAGTAGGAAAGTCTTTACTCATAGCAGTGCATCCTCTGTTTGTGCGCGTTGTTGTTGCGCGTATTCTTTGATTTGCTTGGCAGTCCAAGGCGTTGGTGGGCAGGTAGGGAATGGCCAGTTCATGACTCACCTCTTGCTCGGATTGCTTTTAATACTTCGCTGGTTGCGTATGCTTGATATGCCGCATCAAAACAATCAAGACGCTCTTTAGCTGCTACCAGTTTGGCAAAGTCTTGCAAAATGTCCATATTGGCTAAAGCATTTTCTTTGGGGCAACCAGATTTCATTGCCATAAACATGATTTCATCTTGTGTCATAGGGGTGCCTCTGGTAGTTGTTGACGCTGCTGGGCGGCGTATTCTTTGATCTGCTGGGGTGTCCACGGTGTAGGTGGGCACGGTGGGAAAGGCCAGTTCATTCGCATGATTCAATCCGTTTCAGTTTGGGCAGGGGTGCCCAGTGGGTGTAGAAATCTTCTTTGCCGTGGTATGCCCCATACATGGCGACGCCGCCACGGCCTAGCAGTTGCACCTTGGCCCCACGAGGGCAGGTGTCGATGGGTTGCCAGAAATAGTCACGATCAACGGCCACAGTGCCGGACTTGTCAAGGGTGACGTTCAAGGCTGCATCGAGTTCTTTGAATGCGGTTTCAGTAATTCCGCACCATGGACATTTCTGATTCATGGACATGACTTAATCCTCACGAGAAAAGAAAAACCAGTGCAGCCACGATCAGGAAAATAATAATTTCAAGAATCAAGACACCGGCAAAGCCCATGAACGCACCCTCAATCGGGCCTTCCCAATCGTCACGCTTTGCCCATGCGCCAGCAATGACACCCACGAATAGAAACACCACGGCAATTTTCAAGGCGATCGTGTCACCGGTTGCCATTGGTAAGGGATACAGTTTGTCCACGCATTGGGCATAAACGCGCATTTGATCGATTGACGCCCCGGAATGGGTGTATGTAGGCATCATGGCTTCGCAGGCAACTTTGGCGGCTTGTTGGGCCTGTTGTTGGGCGAGTATGGCCGTGGTGTTGGCGGCGGCTGCAATGGCGATAGATGTACTCATTCGCGCACCTCTTTTGAAACTTGGTCGATGGCCTTGACTCGTTTGGTTTTTGTTTTGGCCTCGGGTATCAGATGCGCGTGGATGGCCGGGGCCAATGTGGAAATTAAATCCAAAACGTCAAGCAAACGAATCGTGGCGGCGCTGGGTGCGCGTTCGCCTGCTAGCCATTTGCGAATGGTGGGCATGGGTACGCCGAGATACTCAGCGGTTTGTGTGTCGTTCAAGCCGAGGCGTTCGCCGATGGCGCGTACACGGGCGGCGAATTGGGCGTTTTGGCGGGGTTTTTTGGTAGTCATAGGGTTTGGCATGGGTTCAAGGTTTAAGGGGCTAAAAAAGCCCCGCCGGTGAGGGCGGGGCGGGTTAGGGGCGCGCGTGGTTATAGGTCAATCACGGCGGCAATGACATAGGCAACGGCAACGGCGACAAGGGCGACGATCATACGGAAACCCCCCGGGCCTCGGCGCGCCCTTGCTCGATCAAGCGCCGGGCCTCGGGTTGATCGCTGGGGTGTTCGCTCGAGAGCATAGCCCGCAGGGTGTACGCCACGGCGCGCGCCTTGTCCGGGTTTGTGGCGCGTTCATATTTGCGCCCTTGTTCGATGTATTCCGATTCTGTGTGGTTCATGGTGTCAGTTCCTTTGGTATTTCAACGATATCGCCGAGCTTGCTTGCTACGTAGCAGCGCATGGCTGCAATGAGTGGCGTGTCTCCACATATAGCGTCTTCATCAATGTGGTACGACCTACCCCAATAGTCCCCTTGTGAACCATGCTGTTCTTCGGGGCTGTGTCTATCGCCTATTACTGCGCCCCACTGTGGCACGTACTTGCCCTGCCAAAAACCTTTGGCATCGGGGATGCTTTCATCGTCAAGACGAATCACGCTGATATTTTCACGCTCAATGATCGGCCCGGCAAAATGCCACAATGTGCTCCATTTATGAAGCCCGAATGTGTGCCGCATCACTGCAAATTCCCCGGCATTGGCGGTATCTTTTGAATACCCTTCGCACTTAGCCACCGCCCAATCGAGTGCTGCGCCTGTTAGTTCCGATGTCTTCATGATTCAAGCCCTTTAGTCAAGCAAATTTGATTGCATCCGTTTTCGCGGATGGTGTGGCGTTCATAGGTTATGCGCCCTTCGGCTTGAATAAATTCATACTCCCGAACCTCCACTAAGTCCGGCCCATCGTCTAACTCATAGTCAATCACGAAATATCGGACGGGGATTAGGTTTTCAGCTTTTTCGGTCAAGGCGTCCCGTTCGCGCTCCACATCATCCAGCGCCCCCCAATAGTTTTGCGGTTTCTGTGAAGCCCTCGGCATAGGCGAGGCGTTCGCGTTCTTCGATTGTCATTGTGTGAATGTTCATGCTATTTCCCCTTCTTCTGTAAATTCGTATTCATTAGCCAAAATGTTTTCGTCAATCACATCGTCTGAGTTTTGATAGTCGTAGTCATCTTCAAGGCGGCGATATATCCAGTCAGCGAAGGCGCGAAGGGCGTCTGTAATGTCTGATTCACTTTCTTGAATGTCGCGGTACGAATCGTCTAAGTGCTCCACGTTTACGCTCATGCACCCAGAATGGTAGTAGTGCCCACGGTGGGTGCATTCAGCGGCCAATTTGTAAAACTGACTTTTCTGTGCATCCTGCAAGGCTTTACCAATACGCGCCAAGGTAACGTCAACGGGTGCATATTGTTTAAGGGCTTTGACCCATTGGGGTTTATACCGGTAAGTGCCGGTGAAACATGCGCCGTCACCCTGAGATGAAAAGCCGGAAAAATACACCTTGTCAATGTCTATCCCCAAACACGCGCCAACCTGCTTGGCGTCCTCAATCACTGAATCAGAATAGAAACTGTCAAAGGTGTTGCAGTGTCTGTACCAGTCACGGGCGCGTTCTTTGGCTTTGTCGTTCAATTCGTCAAAGGTGAAAATAGTTTGTTCAATTACTCGCATAGTCATCCCCTTAAAAGTCACGATACACAAAGCCGCCGGAAACTTCGCCAATGAGGGCGCCGTTATCTTCGAGGTGTTCGCGCACCCGTTCGGCCTTTTCTTCATCATCCTCGCAGCCGTCAAGGTCAATCGAATAGTTCGCGGCAATGTTTTCAGTGGTGTCTTCGCCAAAATCGCAGCAAAGGGCGATAACGTCCAGCTCTAACTCGGTGCCGGTGTCATCCTCGAATTGTTCGAGATAGTCCCAAAGAACCTCAAGCCCTTGGCGGCTGAAGTTATCAGGGCGGATGCGTTCGAATGAATGGCTGAAGTCTTGAAAGTCAACGGTTGTGTTCATGGTTAATTCTCCAGTTGGTTACGTTTACGGGTTACAGACAAAAGGCTAAAAAGGTCAGTGCATACATTGCACCGGCGAATGCAAACGCGCCAAGAATGACATTCAGCGGGCGAGGTTCGCGGCGGCTTTGTGTATCGTGACTTTTAAGGGGATGACTATGCGAGTAATTGAACAAACTATTTTCACCTTTGAC